AGTCGATGTTTGCGCGAGTCTATCCGAACACCGAGTAATCTGCTACCGCCACCCCCGGAGCACCCCGGCGCACCGTCCCTCGGAACGGCCTGCGACCTTTGGCAAGGTACCGCAGAGCATCGGCATAGTGACTCGTCCAGTCGTGGAGCGGCCTGTCCTTGAACCGCTGCAGCCGGTCGTCGTATTCGCGCCGGTACTGCCGGACAGCATCCATGGCTCGGGTCATGCGAGCCGCCGCCTCGTCCGCTGTCTCGCCGGGGAACGGGTCGGGAGCCTTGTTCCACTCGACCACCGGCAGCATCTGGCGCACCGCCTGGATGCCATCGTCCACCGAGTCAGCCTCCAACACCCGCGGCTTGAGTCCATACCCCGCCGCTGTCTCGAGCCGGGACTTGCCAGACCCCCACTCCTTCACCGCGCCATCGTGCGGCCAGATGTGGTCGGCGTACACATAGTCCATGGCGAGGAGCTTCTTGGCGTACCACTCAAGCCCGACGCCGGAGCCTTCCAGCACGTTGATGATTCGGATCTTGTGACCGACGAACTGGTAGAACCAGACCACCGTCGAGTCACCGATGCCGATGTCCCACGCCGTCCCGACCGGCTGGCCAACGATGTGCGGGTACTCGGCCACCCTGCCGCCCTGCTCGGCCTTGAGGATGGCGTCGCCGTAGTACGCGCCGGGGATGTCGGCGTCGAAGTCGCAGTAATACTCCTGCCGGATGATGGCCTCGGCTTCCTTCTCACCGCGCTCGACCTTCAACTCCTTGCGTTCGCGCTGGATGATGTCCTTCGAGATCGCCTTGGTGTCCTCGACGGTCAGCACCTGACCGAACCACTCCGGGTCCTTCCGGGCGTAGTCCACCAGACGGGCGAAGTGATTGCGGCCTCGAGGTGTCGAGATGAAGATGGCCCAGCCGCCGTTCTCCGCAAGGATGGGACGCAGGAACGCCCACGCATTCGGGTCGGCAAGAGCGTACTCGGAGAACACCACCCCCATCGGCGGGGAACCGATGAGGCTGTTGTAGTTGTCCGAGCCTACGACCTGCCATGTGCTGCCGTTCTTGAACCGCAGGAACATGTCCTGCTCGCGGGTCGTCTCGCGGATCTCGGGCGGGAACGCAGCGTCGATGCGCCGCCGCCCGGTATGCGGGTCCACCGCGTCCCAGATGGCTTTCCGCGACTGGTTCGCCTGGGGAAGCATGTGCCAGATGCCGCCCACCCGCTGCATGGCCGACACAGCAGCCCAATGCAGGGAGATGTCGTCCTTGCCAGACCGACGGTGCCATGCCAACGCGAGGCGCTTACAGCCGCCCTCCAGAGCGCCCCACGCGCCCATCTGGTACGGGCGGGGAGTCCAGCCGTTAGCCGGTAGGTTTATCGGCATCAGTGAACCGCAGCACATTGACCGTCAGGCCCACCTCGCCCTTGTGCTCGAGGTCGAGCTTGTCGCCGTACCGCTTCGGCTTGAGCTTGGAGGCTACCCACTTGCGAGCGTCCACCATGATGCGCTTGTGGTTCGCGTCGATGTTCTCGTCGTCCGCGATCTCGATGATGCGGTCGGCATGGGCCTCGGCTTGGTCCTCTCGCGCACGTGCGTACTGTGTAACAAACTCTGGCTTTTCGTTCAGCCACTTGGAGATGGTTGGCCACGATGGCATCCCGTCATCCAAGCAGATAGCCCGCAGGGACTCGCCGGATGCCAGCCGCTCACAGATGCGATCGGCCAGTTCCTGCGAGTAGATCGATGGTCTGCCTCCTGGCATCACTTCCCCTTCATACGATGTTGACATCTCTTGGCTCTTGGGGCCGTCCACCCGGACCACCCGGTACCGGCGTAGGTGTCGGGCCACCGAGTCCAGCAGCGGCAACACCGACCGAAGGCCGGACCACCCGCTGCACCCTGCCGACACCACCACCGAGCCCGCCACCAGTTGAAAGCCTGCTCTCAGACTCTGTACCGAATGGCTGTTCGGGGTCTCCAAGTCTACGCGCTTTCGAGCCTGTAAGCGATGGCCGCAGCCGGATAACGGGCGGGGCTTCTCCGGGCATCCTCGGCAAGCTCGTCCACCCACCGCCGCCAGTTGCGCCGATGAAGTTGAACCCCGGCAGCGTGACGGGAATGACCAGCGGGATGTCCCACGAGTTTCCCCACGAGTCACCCCATGAGACACCCCAGCAACTGTTCCCCTTGACCGGCCCCCAGCCTGAACCCCATGACAGGCCCCAGGACTGGCCCCATGCACTCACACAGGACCCCACGGGTCGAGCAGGGTGCCGCTACCCTTGACCGAGTAGGCGTTGACCTTGCGGATGTCGCTACGGATCGGGGTCGTCTCAGCCGCGAGCAGGGTCGCCGTGGCGTTGTCCGAGGCGGTCGGCGGGGCGGTATAGCCCGAGGTGGCAAGACGGCTCGAGGTCGTCACATCGATGCGCGAGAGTTCGACCGTCAGTTCCGTGCGCACCGAGGCCGGGGTTGCGAGGGTCGGGGTCGCGCTCGGGGCGCTTGCCGTGCCGTCGATGCCGAGTCGGCTGCGGATGTGCTCGCGCTCGGTCGAAGTCCAGTCCGTGCCGCCGCCAGAGGATGCGTCATCGAGCGCCTTGCCGGTCGAGCCTGCCGTGGTGTGACCGGACAGCGCCTCGTCCCAGACGGCATCCGCGATGGTTGCGGCTGAGTCAGGGGCGGAATACCCGGAGGTCGCAAGTCTGGTCGAGACAGCCACATCGATGCGGCCCAGCTCGGTCGTGAGCTCGGAGCGGACAGCCGTCGCGTTGGCCGCAGCCGTCGGCGGTACCGTGTATCCCGAGGTCGCAAGGCGGGTTGAGGTGGCAACATCGATGCGCCCAAGTTCGGTGGTGAGTTCCGTCCGCACCCCGGTAGCGATCTCCGTGACCGCGGAGGATGCAAGCGCCGTCGAGGTGATGACATCCGTCCCGATGCTCGACACCGTGACAGACTCCCCAGGCAGACCGGCAAACACCTGCTCGCGCAGATCGATGGGGTCGGCACCAGCAGCCGTTATGTGCAGCACCAGATCCCCGAGGGTATCGGTGTGCGAGGTGGTCAGGGCGAGGTTATACCAGCCGTCGCTGCGATCGGTTACAGCCGGAGTGACGGAGGCAAAGGCCGCGCCGTTCTTGGAAAGGGTGATGGTCAGGGACGCGCCAGCCAGCCCGGTCACATGGTCGGTCGAGTCCGTGAGGAAGACCATCAGATTGCGCGTGGTGCTTTGCTTGAGCATGGCCTATCCCTTGTTCACGACACGCGACTTGCTGTAGCCGCTACCACCGCCGCCACCGGCATAGGTGCCGGTAAACTCCGTCCCGCCAGCGCCATAGGATACACCGAGCTTCACGTCGGCGATGACGGGCTGCTCAAGGGTGCCGGTGAAATCGTTCCCGTTCGGGCCGTACAGGATGCCCTGATCGACGTCGCCCACCGGGGGGAATGTGCCGCTCACCGTCGGCGGGTAGTGCAGTAGTACAGCCTCGATGTCGAAGTTGATGAAGGTCGAGTTGCTGCCGACGGCCTGTGTACCTCCAGGTCCCGAGGCCAACGCAACCTCTCGACCAGCGACAAGGCCAAGGCCAGTGCCGGGCTTGATGATGATTCCCTCCCCGGCCTTTGCAGAAAACATCAGGTCGTCGTCCATCGTGCCGGTACGCATCCCCGGCACCTCACCGATGGCGCGGAAATCCTGCGCTCGGGTGCTACGGCTAAAGGTGCCTGCGTCTATCTGCGCCTTGTTCCAACCTTGAAGCGCAGAGGCGGCGTTCTGAAAAACCAGCCCGTGCGTCGAGTAGTAGTCAGCCTGCCACTCACCCGCAATGACCGGCTGGAACGAACCGCCGACCACCTGCAAGGCAGTCGGTACGCTCTTGGATGTGTCAGGTCGAATCGGCGTTACCGTGTCACCACCGAGCGCGACTCCGGCAATCCGGCACAAGCGCAAGCCCGGAGTCAACACCGCCTCGCCGTCCATCGGCAACACCCAGAGTTTCACGGCCAGCACCACGCCTGACCCGGTGCCGTTGAAGATGGCGAAGTTCGACTCACTCAATCGGCGGTCGGTTGAAAGGTCGGTTGATCGGCAGATGTAGGTAGCGCCGGTCGAGATGTTCGTCACCACCGCCGCAGTCTGCATCGAGTGCTGCGACCCATACGCGTCTTGAAACAGGCCGATACCCTCGCCTTCGCGCAGGATGATCGGCTCGACATTCGCGCTCTCGCCGCCGCGAAAGATGTCAGCCATGTGCGACTTTTGGTGGGTCA